TTGTCCGTCCTGCGCATGCGGCTCGGCGAGGGTCATGGTCTGGCCTGGGACCTCGGTGCGATCGCCGGGCCCGGGACGGACAACCAGCCCGTCGGCCTCACGAACAACCCGGACGTGCAGACGCTCGGCATGGGCAGCACGATCCCGACCTACAAGCTGCTGACGCAGGCGATCGGGATGATCCGCAAGAAGAACCACCGCGGGCAGTCGCTCGGCTGGGCGACCACGCCCGAGCTGGCGGCCGTGCTCGCCGCGACGCCGCGCGTCGCCGGTGCCGGTGCGACCGACTTCATCTGGCAGGGACAGATCGGCAACGGGACGATCGCGGGCTACCGCGCGATGGACAGCAACCAGATGCCGATCGTCGGCTCCGACCACGAGCTGATCGGCGGGTCCTGGTCGAACATCGTCTTCCCGCTGTGGGGCGCGATGGAGCTGACGCTCGATCCCTACTCGCTCGCGGACTTCGGGCAGCTGCGCATCACCAGCTTCCAGATGGGCGACGTCGTGAACCAGCGGCCGGAAGGCTTCGTCCGCTGCACCGCCGCGCGCCTCGCGTAACCAACCCTGAAGGCTCCGGCCGGCGGCCGCACGACTCGCGCGCCGCCGGCCTCGAGGACCCGAACAAATCGAAGGGCCCTAGGGCCCGGAAGGAGCGCAACCCATGATGTACGTCTCGAATTCCGACCTGAGCGGCGAGCCCCTGCTCGCCCCGATCGCCGTGGCCGCGGCCGGTACGACCGCGACGGCGTCCGGTGCGTTCATCGACGTGTCGAAGTACGAGGGGACCGCGATTGCCGTCCTCTCCTACCGGATCTCGTCGGCGACGGCCGGCACGCTGAAGCCGACGATCCAGGAGTGCGACACGATCAACGGCACGCCCCTGGACTTCGCGAGCCCCACGGGCGCGGCGACGTGCACGGTCGACGCGACCGCGCCCGTCTCGGCCGCGGCGCAGGGCGTCGTCATCGTGCCGATCGGCGACGTCGGCGATCGCAAGAAGTTCCTCCTCGCCTCGGTCGTCGGCGCCGGCACGATCGTCAGCGTGATCGGCGTCACGCTGATCGCCGCGAAGAAGTACAGCTAGGCCCGGGCCATGGCGCTGATCTCGTCGACCGATGTGCAGGCGCTGCTCGAGGCGCTCGGGGGTGGCGATACCGCCACCCTCGGCGGCTCGACGGCGCCCTGCATCATCGGCGGCGCGGACTTCGCCCAGCTCGCCGACGCGGGCACGCCGGTCGAGGTGATCTCGAAGGCGCTGCTCGTCACCGTTCAGACCGGGGCGCTCGCGGGGCTCGCCGTGGGAGCCACCGTCACGCTGCGCGGCGGCTCGTACACGGTCGACCGTTCGCTGCGGCACCGGAACGAGGCCCTCACCGTGTTCCTGGCCTACCCGGCATGACCGTCTTCGAGAGCATCCTGTCGGCGTATGTCACGGCGCTGAACACTGCCCGGCCCGCGAGCGTGCCCATTATCGAACGCGACCGCTGGATCGACGTCGAGCTGGGCCCCACGTCCGCGGTGGTGGTCGCGCTCACTGGCTGGGAAGACGAGCCGGCTCCGGACCAGAACGCCGACCGCAACCTTGACGTGCGCCGGGCGCGGTTGGTGTTCGAGATCTACGCGAGCACGACGACGCTGGTGCCGGCCGTGACCGCCGTGGACGCCGCGCTCGAGTGGATTGGCAGCAAGTGCGGCCCTGTGGACAGCGGCTCGATCGCCACCGCGGGAGCGTTCCGGCTGACGTTCCTCAAGCGTGCGGTCGTGGTCGCGAAGAACAACACACTGCGCTGCCTCGCCGAGGTGGCGATCGACTACCGGAACCTGGTCAACGACCTCACGCGGGTGAAGTAGCGGCCCGGGAAGGAGAACACGATGGGCTTCAACGCTGATGCGGCGCGGATCGCGCTCCCGCGCGGCCGCGTCTACTTCGCTCGCAAGAGTCCGGCCGGTGTGCTCGGGCCGTACCTGCACCTGGGCAACTGCCCGAAGCTCGAGTTCGCGACCATCGGCGACGACATCGCCGAGGTCATCGACTTCACGTCCGACACCTCGACGCCGCTCACGCGGATCTCGAAGAAGCGCGCGCCGGAGTTCCCGATCACGCTGATGGAGCTCTCGCCCGAGAACCTCGCGCTGACGTTCATGGCGCTGGCGCCGGGCGAGTACACGCAGGTCGCGACGCCGATCTCGAACGAGCTCCAGCTGGGCGGCGCCAAGGTGGGCGCGATCTACCAGGTGGCCAAGTTCGGGCCCATCTCGGCGATCACGGTCACCGTCGGCGTGACGGCGGCGACGCTGACCACGCACTACCTGGTCCGCGATTCCTCGCTCGGCATCATCGAGCTGGTCGCGCTGCCGGGCTCCGAGGTCGAAGGCGCGAACGTGACCATCAGCTACACGCCGACGGCCTATCCCGCCAACTCGGGCTTCAAGCGTGTTCTCGGCGGCTCGGCCTCGCGCATCGAGGGGCGCCTGAAGTACCACGGCACCTCGGGCACGGGCCCGCGGCACCAGCTCACGCTGTGGAACTGCTCGCTCGCCTCCGACGGCGCCTTCCCGTTCATCGCCACGGATCCGGCGGAGTTCGGCATCAAGGTGACCGGCCTCTCCGATCCGGCGCAGGCCTCGCTGTTCGAGATCCTCGAGCTCGACAACGGTCTCGGGGTGCCCTTCGCGTGATCCTGCCTGCCCTGCAGAAGCCGATCGTCCTCGCTGGCCGGAGATTCGTTCCGGCCGGCGAGAGCACGGTCGAGCACGACATCGAGGTCATGCGCCTGCTGCGTGCCGCGGGGATCGACGCGGCCACGGCGGACGACCAGGAGGAGTTCGCCTATCGCGTCCTGCAGGCGCTCATCACGAACGGCACGCTCCTGCCGCTCGTCGCCTGCATGATCGTGCCGGAGACGCACGCGCGGCGTCGTCCGGGCATGCTGGTGCGGGTGCTCGAGCGCGCTGGGTTGTGGCGGCGCGATGCGGCGCGGGGTGGCTGGACGCCCGAGCTGCAGGCCGAGACGGTCGCATTCCTGAAGGACCTCGACGAGCCCGACGACAAAAACCGCGTCTACGCGATGGTCGCGGCGGTGCTCGTCCCTTTTCTCAAAGGCGCACCCAGCTCCTGGCAGCATTCCCCGCGCTCACCGGGGAGTCAGGACGGGGCGGCGCCGGCGGACGGAGAGCCCAGCCCGAGCGCGGCCGGGACTACGGCGAATGGGGCGGGCTGATTCGTGGGCTCGCCGGGCACGATCCCGACCGCTACATGCAGGTGCTCCGCTGGCCGCTGGCCGAGGCGCTGATCGCGTTCGAGGCGAAGCGGCAGCGCGAGGACCTCGAGGCGTTCAAGTTCGAGCAACTGCTGTACGTGATCGGCGGCGGCAAGAAGCCGAAGCTGCCGCGATCGCTGGAAGCGGACGAGGGTCAGCCGGACCCGGAGTGACGAGCGGAGGCAGCGTGCGCGCAGGCTGGATCCTGGTGGCGATCCTCGCGGTCGGGCTGCTGGTGTCAGCGGTCGGCCAGTCGCGTGCGCAGGCGCCTTCCCTAGCGCAGCGTGGCCCTGATCTCCCGCAGCAGAAGCCTGCAAGCCGTGTCGTCCGTTCGAGTGCGCAACTGTCGCCCATCGTTCGGGAAATACTTCCAGGCCTTGGTCGAGATCTTCAACTCGACCAGGTTCGGAGCGACTTCAACCGGGTAGACGAGCACGAGCGCGAAGAGCTGCGGCGGGTCGACTCCAAAGCCAGACTTCTCGTCGGTGCGGCGCGGAATCGCACGCTTTCTTTCGTTTCCCATTGGATCGTAGCCAGCGATCCCAGCCCACGTCGGGTTATCGGATCCTCGGACGAGAATTGTCTCAGATCCGAAGTTGAAACTCTTGCGGTGGACCGTGTACCCGGATGTCGTCAGGGCTTTTTCGATGGCCGCTGCGAGCCTACGCGGGCGGACTGTCAGCGTGTCGACCAACGATGCTTCGTAGAGCTCGGGGTGCTCAGATGCTGGATCTGTCGAACAGGCCGAACAAGCGAACGTGAGCAGTACTGCCAGAGCGACAACAAGCAGGCGGCGCTTTTGCATGACAACCCTCCTGGGGCGGAAGCGGCGACAAGTATCGGAGCCCGGGCCGCGCAGGGCAAGGCGAACCCGAAATCAGGGATCGGAGGCCACACGTGGCCCCCAGCGTAAAAGTCCGGCTCGAGGTCGAGGGTGCCCCGGAGGCGGTTGCGGCGTTCCGGGCCTTCCAGAACCAGACCAAGGGGATCGGCAAGGAGGCCGCGGCCGGGTTCACCGGGATGTCGAGTTCGCTGTCGGGGCTGGCGAGCTCGCTGTCCGGGGTGACGAGGCTGTTTGCCGCCTACCAGCTCACCCGCCTGGTCGTGGAGACCGCGCAGTTCACGGCGTCGACCGTGAGGCTCGCGGCCGAGCAAAAGGACCTCGCGCTCTCGCTCGGAACGACGATCAGCAACTTCTCGGCGCTCGCCGCGGTCGCGAAGGCGACGAACACCGAACAGAGCAAGGTCGTCACGGGGCTGGGCTTCATGGCGGACAGGATCAAGGACCTGCGTGAGGGTGCTCCCCAGGCCGTGAAGGCGTTCGCCCAGCTGGGCTTGAGCGCGAAGGATTTCACGAGCGACGACGCCGTGGTGAACGCGGTGAAGGTCGGCGAGGCGCTCGAGCGGGTCGCACGCGGTGGCACGCGGGGCGCGCTCGCGACCGAGACGCTCGGCAAGGCCGGCAGGTCTCTCCTGCCGGTGTTCGAGCGGCTGAACGAGATTGGTGGGCTCGAGGGCGCGACGCGGTTCGCCGAACGCCTCGGCGTTCTTGTGGACTCGAAGACGGCGGCTACATTCGACGCGATTGCTTCCGAGATGGGGTCGATGGAGCTCTTTGCGCGCGGCCTCGCGCTTGAGTTCGCGAAGGCCTTCGGGCCCGGTGTGATTGCCGCGCTGCAGACGATCCAGAAGCTGTTCGGCGACGCGAAGCCCGCCGCCCAGGCGTTGGGTGTCGTGATGGGCACGCTCGCTCGTGTGATCGCGGTCATGGTGATCGACGTCGTTGCGCTCGGGACGGCGCTGGCCGACATCGCGACCCTGAGGTTCGACAAGCTGGCCGGGGACTTCGAGCGCTTCAACGCGATGATCGAGGAGCTCGGCAAGGATCCGGAGATCAGGCCGACCGATGACAGCGTCGGGGCGCCGTCGCCGCCGGGCACGGTGGCCGTGCAACGTTTGGCGCTCGAGAAGAAGTACGCCGACCTGAACGAACGGCTCTTCGACGAAACCGATCGCGCCCGCCAGGCGGACCTGCAGCGCCAGTACCAGGCCGAGCTGATCTCGCTCGAGGAGTTCTACGCGCAGCGTGAAAAGATCATCGAAGAAGCGTTCAAGCGCGAGCAGGAGGTAAAGCTCAAGCTGGCCGCCAGTCTTCCGGAAGGCAGCCTGGAGCAGAACATTGCCATACGTGAAGCCGCGATCATCGACCAGCAGCGCGTCGCGGCTGTGCAGGAGCTGAAGAACCAGCTCGAGGCCGCCCGTGAGCCGGCGCGGAAGTTTGCCGACGACCTCCGCAGGGGCCTGACGCAGGCGCTCACCGACTTCGTGGTGAACGGCATCAACCAGGTGCACAGCCTGACCGATGCCTTCCGCCAGCTCGGGCTGACGGTGGCCAACATGGTGCAGCAGGTCGCCGGCTCATGGCTCGTGCGCGAACTGACGAGCCATCTGCCCGGTTTCGCCTCGGGCGGTCTCGTCTCCGGCCCCGGCACCGGCACGAGCGACTCGATCCCCGCCTGGGTCTCGAGCGGCGAGTACATCGTGCGCGCCGGTGCCGTGGCGCGCCCTGGGATGTTTCCCCTGCTGGACGCGATCAATCGGGATGACGCGGCCGCGCTCGGTGCTGCGATGCGGGCAAACATGGCGGTGCGCGGCATCCGGCCCTCCTACTTCGCCGAGGGCGGGCTCGTGGGCGACGTGCAGCGCAGCCCGATGGCCGCGGGCGCCGGCTCCTCGAGCGTGAACGGCCAGATCGGAATCTCGCTCGACGACGGGCTGATCCTCCGGGCGATCGAGAGTCCGGCGGGCCAGCGCGTGCTGCTGAAGGTCATGTCCAAGAGCCCGCGTGCCTTCGGCAACGCGATCAGGAGATAGGCATGTTCGAGACCGGCACCGCGACCGACTACCGCGACCTGCTCGCGAAGCTGAACACCCTGCTCACTGCCACGGGGAGTGCGTTCAACCTGACGTACGCCGGGACGGGCAACGGCACGCTCACGGCCTACAAGGGCGGCGCGACGGCGCTCGCGCAGACGTTCACGATCACGGCGACCAGCGCGACCAACTGGACCGTCGTCGGATCCGTCTCGGGCAGCATCGGGCCCGCGACGACCGGCACACCGTTCAGCCACACGCGCGTGGCGTTCACGATCACAGCCGGCGGCACGCCGTTCATCGCCGGCGACGTGTTCACGCTGCAGACGGCTCCCAAGTGGACGGCGCGCCGGGCGCTGACCGGCTGCACGCTGGCGCTCTCTGCCGGCGGCGGCGCCGGCGGCTCGAGCGGCCGCGACTCGTACGAGAACGTGATCGACGGCAAGACCGCGGCCGACAGCACGCACAGCTGGAACCTCGGCACGCTGCCGAAGCTGCTCGAGTTCAACTTCCCGGCGGCCCTGACGATCGCCGAGTACACGATCATGGCCGGGAACGCCGGCAGCCAGTACCCGACCGCGTGGACGTTCGAGTACTGGACGGGCGCGGCGTGGTCGGTGCTCGACACCCGTTCGACTCAGACCTTCACCATCGGCGAGCAGCGGGCGTTCACGGTGAGCTCGCCGGTCTCGGCCGCGCGCTACCGGCTGAACATCACAGCCGGGCAGGCGACGACGGTGATCGCGGCCGTGGAGCTGCGCCTGACCGCCGGCGGGATCGACCAGGCGATGCCGCAGTACATCTGGGAGGCGCCGGGCAACGACGGCGCGGGCGCGATCCTGGTGGGCGTGCGGTCGTTCTACCGCGGCGACGTCGGCTACTACGATTGGGAGCTCGTGGGCTTCGACGGGTTCGACGCCGCGCAGGACTTCTTCGCGCAGTCGAACGTGCATCGCGGGCCGATGATGGCGCTGCAGAACAGCTCGACCCCGTACTGGTTCGTCGTCGACGGGCGGCGCGTGATCGTCGTCGCCAAGATCGCCGGCTCACAGTACGACGTCGGCTACCTCGGCTTCCTCGAGCCCTTCTTCACGCCGGCGCAGTTCCCCTACCCGCTGGCGCTCGGCGGTTCGCTGGCGCTCGGCGACACCCTGCCGAGCTGGGAGAACACCGGCTACCTCGCCTCGAACTCGACCGTCCGGCACCGGGCGTTCACCCACTCCGACGCCTCGCCGTTCTCGACGTTCGGTTACGCGACGATGCGCGCGCGCCGGCTCGACGGCACCTGGGTGCCATTCTTCGCGACCGACAACGACGCCCAGAACTCGGGGGAGACCGAAGGCTGGATCTGGCCCTACTTCGGCGGCGTGACCAACGTCGACCAGTGCATCGACACCGGCTACGCGCTCTTCCCCGTTTCGCTGGTCGACGCCGGGCCCAACACCTGGGGCCAGCTCTCCGGCGTCTCGTTCGTGACCGGCCGCGGGCTTTCGGCCGAGACGTTGATCGTCACGGGCCCGATCTCCCACCTCGCCGTGCCGAACATCTCGCGCACGGATCCCAACGACTTCCTCGCCGTGAGGCTCGACTGACATGGCCGCCGCCTACCAGACCGGCACGTCCACGGGGCCCATCGACCTCGTGCAGAAGATCGTCACGTTCCTCGTCGCCCAGGGCTGGACGTCGGACTCGAGCGTCACCTACGGCTCGGGCTGGCGCGCCCACCTGCACAAGGGCAGTCAGTACGTGAACATGCGCGCGATCGTGAACGAGGCGGCGAACGCCTCGACGGTCTGGGGCACTGGCTCGGGCGCGGTCGCCACGGCCGGGTACGGCATCGCCCTGTACCTGGGCGACGGCTACAACGGAGCGAACGCGTTCAACAACCAGACCGGCGGCCCGAAGGACTCTGGCGGCACGAACCCCGTCGGCGCCGGCATGTACATGGGCTCGGGGTCGGTGCCCGCCTACTACTTCTTCGACGACGGCGCCGACCACATCACGGTCGTGATCGACCGCGGCAACGGCCTGTATGCGCACATGGGCTGGGGGCCGACGCTGACGAAGACGGGCTACACGGCCGACCATTGGTATTTCTACGCCTCGAGCCCGCACACCTACAACGTCGCCGTCCCTGGCTCTGGCGGGCCGTTCCCGGGCATGGACCTCTCAGCGGCTGCGCCGATGGCCCACGCGTTCACCACGGGCGGCTTCATGTACGCGCTTGCGTTCGTGCGTACCGACGCGGCCGTGTTCACGAACCGCTGGCTGGGCCTGCGCAGCAACTCGGGCACGATCGCTCAGTACGGCTACACCGGCCGGCAGGGGCGCTGCTCGCTCGACATCACGGGCTCGCTCGGCTCGACGGCTGAGTACCCGAGGACGAACGCCTTCCTCACCCGCGGCTGGCAGAGCGCGTTCCCCGGCGCGCTGCTCGTGCCGCAACAGATCTTCGCGGAGGCTGCGACCGCTCGCTGGATCCCGCTGGGCTACCCGCCCACCGTGTTCATGTGCCAGGCGGTCGGTCACGGCCACAACCCGGCGCAGGTCTACCAGGTTGGCGGGCTCGACTACATGGTCTTCCCCGGTTTCGCGGTGAGGAAGGCTGCCTGATGGCTGCCGGGGCGAAGACAGCCGGGCCGATCGGGAGGACCGCGGGCGCCATGGTGGCCCCGCTCGCCGGCGCGACGATTCCTGCGCCGACGGCGGCCGCATGGACGCGGCTCGCGGCTCCCGTTGTCGGCACGCGCGGCGCCTACACCGCCCCCGTCATGGTCTCCGGCTCGGTCGCCGGCCGCGCGGCCCCCGCGCACGACTCGCAGTGGTTCGAGCGGATCCACGTCATCCCGCGTGCCTTCGAGCTTGGGCTGGTTCTGGGCGATCGCCAGCTGGACGTCGAGGTGTGGAATGCCTACCGGCGCAACTACCGGCTCTGGGACATCGAGATCGTGGGCCCGGGCAGCATCGACCCGGGGTTCACGCCGACGCTCGAGTACGCGGCCTTCCACTCGCAGATCTTCACGATCACGGTCTTCGGGGGCGGCACGGGCCTGATCGACGCCCTGCTCAGCTGGCGCTTCCGGATCCGCACCGGGGCGGCGACCTACGTGCCGTTCACGACGGCCGGCGCCGACGTCCATATCACCGGCTCGAACACGCTGCTCTTCACGCCGCGGCCCAACGGCGCGCACGGCATCGTCGAGCGCTACGGCTACCCGAGCGACGTGATCGTCGCCTGGGACGCGAGCGAGCAGCGCGTGCAGCTGCGCGAGCGGCCGCGGCGCGACCTGCGCTTCACGCCGACACTGGTTGAGCTGGCCGAAGCGCTCGAGGTGATGGCGAAGGCCTACTACAGCGGCTCGGCGGCATTCGCCGTGCCCTTCTGGCCCGATGCGACGCCGCTCGTGGCCGACGTGGCTGTCGGTGCCGGCGTCGTGTACGCGAACACGGTCGGCCGCGCCTTCGTCATCGGTGGGTCGGCGTTGCTGTGGCGCGACCAGTGGACGGCCGAGGCGGTCGTTATCGCCGACATCTTCCCCGACCACCTGGTGCTCGCGAACCTGACCGCCGGCCTGTTCGCGGCCGTCGGCACGCAGGTCATCCCGCTCGAGCCCATGCGGATGCTCGAGGGCCCGACGCTCGAGCACCTGGGCGGGCCGGTGGCTGAGATGCCGGTCGTCTTCTCCGGGGAGGGCGCGTGAGCTACCTCGGCCTCGACGTCCTGCCGGTGCGCAGCAACCTGCGCGACGCGGTCGCGGAGAGCTTCGGCCGCCGCGGCGTGCTGGTCGAGAGCGCAGTCGGCGCGCGCGAGTTCGACGACCACGCCGGGGTCGCCCTGCCGGTGCGCAGCTTCACGTGGACGTGCATCGACCGGACCGCCTGTGTCGAACTGCGCACCTTCCTCGATGCCCGCAAGGGCCGGCTCGTGCCGTTCTGGGCGCCGACCTGCTGTCGCGACCTGCAGCTGATGGCGGACGCCGCCCCGGGCACGACGATCGTTGTGCGCCGGGCGGGCTACGCCGACTACCTGTTCGGCCTCGGGCCCGCGCGGCAGTACGTGGCGATCGTCCCCGCCGGCGGCGCGCCGCTGCTGCGCAAGGTCGTGAACGCCGTGCCGGCCAGCTCGACGACTGAGACGCTGACCCTCGACAACACGACCGGGCAGGCGCTCACCGTTGGGACGACGGCGATCAGCTTCCTCGTGCTGTGCCGGCTGGCTGCGGACTTCACCGACATCGAGTGGAGCTCGCCGTCGCGGTGCGAGGCGCGGCTCTCGTTCGTCGAGCTGCCGCGGGAGGTGCCGGCGTGACCTACGCAGGACGGGAAACCTCCGCCTACGGCGGGGCGCCGGTCGAGCTCTACCGCTTCACCTGCGGCGGGCTGACCTGGTCGTGGACGAGCGGCGATGTCGAGCAGACGGCGCTGGGCCTCACCTTCATGCCGGCGCCGATCTCGCGCGGCGAGGTGGACACGAGCGACGAGGACACGCAGGGCTCGCTCGAGCTGGTCGTGCCGCGGACGAACCAGGTGGCGGGCCTGTTCATCGCCGACCTGCCGCCGGAGCCGGTGATGCTCGAGGTCTACCGCCTGCACCGGGGCGACGCCGAGATCGTGCTCTTTTGGTCGGGCGAGATCGCCTCGGCCGAGTTTGTCGGCTCAGCCGTTCGGCTGGCCGGGATCCCCGTCTCTCGCGTGTTGCGCCGCCAGCTGCCGCCGCACACGTTCCAGGGCCAGTGCAATTGGGCGCTCTACTCGCCGCAGTGCGGGGTGAACAAGCTGACCTACCGCATCACCGCGACGGTGACGGCGATCTCGGGCTTCACGATCTCAGCCACCGAGTTCGACGCGCAGCCCGACGACTACTTCCGCGCCGGCTGGGTCGAGACCGTGACGGGCGAGAAGCACTGGGTGACCGCGCACGTGGGCGCCGTGGTGACGCTGCTGACGCCGTTCCGTTCCCTCGCGATCGGCGACGTGGTCTACGCTTTCCCCGGCTGTGACCGCACGATCGCCGCCTGCAAGAGCTTCTCGAATCTCCCCCGGCACCTGGGCTTCGCCTTCGTGCCGACGAAGAACCCGTTCCGCACCGGGGTGGTCTGATGCTCCCGGCGATCGTCATTCAGGGGATCATCTGGATAGTCTCGACGCTGGTCTCGATCGCACTGCGGCCGAAGCCGGACAAGCCGCAACCCAAGGGGCTCTCCGAGTTCGAGTTCCCGACCGCCGACGCGAGCCGCGCGATCCCGGTGATCTTCGGGAGCGTGAAGGTCACGGGCCCGAACGTGATCTGGTACGGCAACCTCGGGCAGGAGCCGTTTCAGGTCGGCGGGCAGGACTACGGCTACTACTACACGCTGGGCCTCGCTCTCGCGGTGTGCTTCGGCCCCGTGGACTCGATCGACGGCCTGCTCTTCGAGGACCGCTCGGCCGGCTGGTCGTTCCTCTCCGGCGACGCGAACATGCGGACGTACGCGTTCAACAACGTCATGCTCTTCGGCCCCAACACGCAGGGCGGCGGGGTCAAGGGCAACGCCGACTGTTTCCTCGGCACCGATGCGCAGCCGACGAGCACGTACCTGCAGTCGACCGCGAGCGTGGACTGGCCGGGGTTGCCGCGCCTGTGCTACCTCGTGCTCCACGGCGGTTACAAGCCTCAGTACGGCGGCGTCTACCTGGGCACGAGCACGTACGTGAAGCCCATGGCGGTGCTGGCCACGCGCTGCCCCAACCAGCTGGGGCTGCCCTCGGGGCACCACCAGATGAGCGTCGCCGGCGGCTTCGATTCAAACCCGGCGTGCATGCTGTACGAGATCTTGACCGACACCACGTGGGGGCTCGGCCTGCCGGGGAGCAGCATCGACACCGACAGTTTCGTCGCTGCCGGCGAGACGCTCTTCACCGAGGGGCTGGGGCTCGCCATGATCCTCGAGCAGGCCACCGAGGCCTCCGAGACGATGCGCGAGATCCTGCGGCACATCGACGCGGGGCTCTCGACCGACCCCTCGACCGGCAAGCTGGTGCTTAAGCTCATCCGGGACGACTACGACATCGGTGACCTGCCGGTGCTGGACCAGAGCAACGTTTCCGAGCTCGAGTTCTCGCGCGGCTCGTGGAGCGAGACCTTCAACGTCGCGAAGGTCACCTACACCTCGCGCGCCGACGGCTGGACGGAGCGAATCGCGCAGTGGCAGAACCTCGCCAACCTGCAGGTCCAGGGCGTGACCGTGGCCACGCAGGTGGACTATCGAGGGTTCTCCAACGCGCACGCGGCCGGGCTGGCGGCCGCGCGCGTGGCCAAGGCGACCTCCTATCCGTTCGCGCGGCTGAGGCTCAAGGTGAACCGCGCGGCGTGGGCGCTGCGTTCGGCCGACGTCTTCAAGCTGAACTGGCCGCCCCTGGGGATCACCGACATGGTTTGCCGTGTGACGCGCCCGGCGAGCGGCGAGCTCGAGAACGGCCGCATGTCGCTCGAGTCGATCGAGGACAGCTTCTCGGTCTCCGGGACGGCTTACACCGACCCGCCGGGCTCGCAGTGGGGCGACCCGGTCGCGCCGCCCGTGGTAGCCGCGCAGGAGCAACTCTTCGAGCTGCCCTACCACATCTCGACGGCGACGGGCCGCCAGCTGGGCGCGCTCGCGGCTCGCGCGGCCGCCACGCTCACCGGCTTTCAGATCTGGTCGGACCCGGCGGGCGGCACGGCCTACACGGGAACCAACGGGCTGGGCGTCTGGTGCCCGTACGGTGAGCTGACCGGCTCCTACCCGAAGAACACGTCGTCGCTGGATGCCACGGGCTTCTCGGTCGGGAACACGATCGACATCGACGCGCTCGAGTCGGTCTCCCCGCTGGCGATCTTCAGCGGCTACAACCTCGCGGTGATCGTTCACGTCAGCGGCGGCGGTGGCCCGAACTTCGACATCGAGATCATCGCCTGGCAGACGGTGGGCGGTACGGGCGCGACGCGGCAGATCACGAACGTGCTGCGCGGGGTGCTCGACACCGTGCCGGTGGATCACCCCGCGGGCGCGAAGGTCTTCTTCTTCGGTTCGGCCCCGCTGTCGATCGTGGACCCGACGGGCGGCTACCCGGTCGACAGCACGGTGACGGCGAAGCTGCTGCCCTTCACCGCGGTCGCGACGCTGCCGATCGCCTCGGCCGCGCAGCTCTCGAAGACCCTGCTGAGCCGGTCATTGCTGCCGCTGCCGGCCGGCAAGGTCAGGGTTCAGGGGATCGAGTGGCCGACGAGCTTCGCCGCCGGCGCCGACCGCACGGTGACCTGGGCGACCCGCAACCGGATCTTCCAGAAGGCGGCGCACGACGTCGTCTCGCAGGATGCGGGGAACTACCCCGGCGGCTCCGAGGGCGACTACACCATCGAGGTACGCGTGGCCGGCGTGCTGAAGCGCACCGTGACGGGGATCGCCGGCACGAGCTGGACGTGGACGGCGGCGATGCAGACCACCGACGGCGCGACGGCGGGCACCACCGCTGCCATTCGGTTGTACTCAGTCAATGGCTCACTGGTCGGGTGGACGTACCAGGAGCGGAGTTTCTCAATCACGTAAGGAGGCTGGACATGAACCGCTACGGACCGAAGGTCTACCTCGGGCCCAACGTGACCGCACTCGGGGCGGCGTACCTGACGACCGACAACGGCTACAAGAGCCCCACCGGCTGGCGCGGAGCCCTCGGCGCCTACCTGCGCTACTGGCAGGACTTCAACGGCGCCGGCGACCGGACGATCGACATCCTCACGGTCTACCCGCTCGGCCCCGGTGGCGCGGTGAACTTCCAGGCGCTCGGCGTGCTCGCGTCGACGCTGGCTGTGACGGCCGCGGCGCCGACCAAGGCGGCGTCGATCGCCACGCCGACCGTCTCGGTGGTCGCTGGCTCGCCCATCGTGACCCGGGCCTCGGGAGATTTCGTTGCGGATGGTGCGATCAAGGGCATGGGGCTCAGCGCGGCGACTGCGCTCACGCTCGGATCCTCGATCCTCTCGGTGAACCCGACGCGTCTGGTTCTCGACCGGCCGGCCACGGGCACTAACGCCTCGCTCGCTGGCCGGATCACCAACGTTCCCGACGTCGTGCGCGAGGCCATTTTCCCGTTCATCAGCGCCGTCGCGGGCCAGATCACGTGGCCGTGTGACGGGCTCAACTTCGGCTTCCACGGCACGGGTGGCGCGGCCGACGTCACCGGGCTCATGCTCGAGGCGTGGCCGATCTTCGACGGCTCGGAGCTGACGGGCTCGGCGGCGATGCGGGAAGTGCAGGGACTCGCGTAAATGGCTGTGCTGCTGGCAACCCTGCGGCCGGTAGGTGATCTCGGCGATCAGAGTGATGCGACTCTGGTGCAGCGCGTGGCGTTCAACGCCACGACTCTGCAGGTCCCGCAGACGATCCTCGCGATCGGGGATCTCGCCGCCGCTCCGGACGGGATCGAGTTCCTGCGCTTCTTCGCGCGCGTGGGGTTTTTCCCCAGCGGGTTCGGGCCGCTCGATCCGTTTGCCTGGGTGCGCTGGCGATTGGGCGCTGCTGGAACTCTAGCTAACAGCGACCCGACCAATATCCCGGGCGGCGTCGGGGTCTACTCGGAAGTCAGCGCCAGCATTGACGTGCCGCTGGACCCTGACGGCAACCCGTGGTCGCTCGCGACGGTGAACAACATTCGGATGGCAGGTGCGTTCGGAGTGATCGACGACCAGGGCTCCGGCGAGTCGACGACGTGCCAGGTGACCGAGCTCTGGGCCGAGGTCTGGGCGCCGGACCCGCCGCCGCCGACGTCGCCGCATGAGACGGAGCAGATCACGCTGGCGGTGGACGGAGACGAATCGGCCACGCTTGCTGGCGAAGGCGACTTCGCGCTGACACTGGAATGCGGCTCGAGCGAGACGCTCGCCTGCGAGGGGGACCTGTCGATCACCCTGCAGTGTGACGTCGACGAGGAGGTGTAGGCGATGGCAGTCAAGCAAATCGTGGTCGGCTCGACCGCGCGGGACTTCTCAGCCCGACTGGTGACGACGACGACGCCGGCGTTGCCGATCAACCCGACGAGCGCCCGACTTCAGGGCAAGAGCGAGCAACTGCACGGCTCGCCGATCGACGTCGTGCTGGCGGTCGGGTCGGGGCCGGATGCGAACCTCGTCTCGCTCGCACAGTTCGGAAACCTCGTGACGTCGGCGATCCTCGGCAACCGGGCGAGCGCGCTGTACACGTTCAAGATCAAGTTCACCATTAGCGGCCTCGACGACTTTACGCCCGAGTTCCAGTACGAATGGGTGAGGACGCCGGTATGAGCCCCGCGCCCATGGACGCCCGCATCGAGGCCCGGATCGACCCGCTCATCGTGCGCGAGGCCGGCTTCGTCAACGACCCGGAGGACTCGGGTGGCCCGACCAAGTTCGGCATCACGCAGGCGAAGCTGGCCGGCTGGCGCCGGCGGCCGGTGACGGTCGACGAGGTGCACGATCTGCTCGAGGAGGAAGCCCGGGAGATCTACCGCGCCGACTTCCGTGCCGCGCAGCTCGATGTCGCCCCCGACGTGTGCGAGGAGCTGCTGCTCGACATCTACACGAACCACGGGCCCGGGAACTACACGCGGATCCTGCAGCGCGCCCTGGGCGTCGAGGTCGACGGCCGCGTGGGCCCGAAGACCCGGGCGGCGCTGGCGGCCGCGGACGGGCCGAAGCTCTACAGCGAGCTGTGTGCGGCCCGCATGGAGTTCACCGGCCGGGCGATCACGAAGAACCTCAAGGACGACGACCACGACGGCATCCCCGACCACACGAAGTTCGCGTCGGGCTGGCTCAACCGTCAGGCGCAGTTCGTGCGGACCCGCCCGTAGGAGGAGCACGTGGTCATCCAGATCGACACCGGACAGGTGCTGGCCGTGACCTTCAGCGTTCTCGGAGGCCCAGCCCTTGTGATCGTGATCCAGGACTGGCGGCGTAGGCGGCGCGAGAACAAGGAGGCGCTGATCGGCGAGGCGAACCGTCTGAACGAGGCGAAGGACCGCGCCGAGCAGCACGAGCAGAACAGCCGACGCATGGACGAGATCACCGCGGCGCTCGCGTCGGCCTTCGGAGCGAACGGTCGGCGCGGGTTTCTGGTCCATCGGCAGGAGTTCGAAGCGCTCGCCTCGGCGCACGCTTCGGACCATGGCAGGTTGAATGGGCATTCGACCATGATCGAGGCGCACAAGGAGCAGATCTACGGGCTGCGGCGCGACGTCGACGATCTGCGCCGAGCCGATTGAGGGGGGTTCGATGGGCGTGAACTGGAAGGGCCTGCTCGGAGGTATCGCGCCGGTGATCGCGAAGGCGCTCACCGGCGGGGCGCCAGCTGCGGCGGCCGCGGCGCTCGGGGTGGTCGGCAAGGCGCTGCTCGGGCATGAAGCAGCCAGCGCGGACGAGGTGGCTGCGGCGATCGCCGGGGCGACGCCCGAGCAGCTCGAGAAGCTGCGGGCGGCGGAGAACGAGTTCGCCCTGAAGCTGGTGGACATGGCCGTGCAGATCGAGAAGATCGAGGCCGACGATCGCAGCAGCGCACGAGCAATGCAGATCGCGGCGCACTCGCACACGCCCGACGTGATCTCGTTCCTCGTGATCGCGATGTTCGCGGGCGAGATGGTGTTCGCGCACTTCTTCCCGGTGCCGCCCGAGAGCCGTGACGCGGTCTCGCAGATCGCCGGCGTGCTCAACATCTCGATGGGCACGGTGCTCGGTTTCTGGCTGGGCGGCTCGCTGGGGTCGCGCACGACAACTGCGGCGCTGCTCAAGCGCGCTGCCAGGTAGGCGGGCAGGAAATCGGCTTGACGGCCGAGCCGGGCATGGTAGAAGGGCGCCATGCCACTTCGCGCGAGAAAGACAGGCCCGGCGGGCTCGCGGTGATTCGCGAGCCCGCTCGCTGGCAGACGCACCTCGGGCAATGGGTGACCGACATCGGCTCGACGCGCATCGCGAACGAGGTCGGCGTGACCCGCTCGACGGTCTACAAGTGGATCGCCGGCGAGCGGGTCCCGCGCCCTGACGTGGCACTCCGCATGGTCGAGCTCTCCGCCGGCGCGATTTCGCTCGGCGACGTGTACGCGCACCGCGTCGAGATGCACGGCGTGCAGCTGCGCGCCGGCGAACCGACGGTGCCGTCATGAGTGCGACGGCGCAGCTCGTCACGCAGTCGGAGTTCGCGCGGCGTCGCGGCGTCTCCCGGCAGGCCGTCCACCGGCTGATCGGCAGGGGGCGCATCCCGCTGACGAAGGATGGGCTGATCGACGTGCGGCGCGCGGAGTTGACGCTGCTGCCGCCCACGCACCGTGGACGCCCGCGAAAGCCCTCCAAGAAATAAATGTTGACAGCCGCGCCGACCATCTCTAGCGTGCCGCCTCGTCGCTGAGGAACGCGCCGCCAGAACCACCAGCCGCGCGCAACCTCGAGATGGATCCGGCTCCCCATCCCCCCGGGGAGCTTGACTCCGAGGAACGAAGAGCTGCCCTCAGCTTTACGTTTCTATCTCTTATGCGACATGAGGGCATGCCGCCGGCGGCCGCGAGCCAAGGGCGGAAACGCTCACCTCCACGGAGGGACGGCCCGAAATGCTCGCGTGCACCCAGATCGGCCGTGCGGTGTATAAGGGACCATGGCCCGCCCCGACGTCGACGGGACGAGGCGCAATAAACCGTCGGTCCCGCTCGACTACCGAGACCCCCGGCGTTTCCCCTGGCGCATCGTTCGACCAGCAGATCCTGAGTTCTCAAGTTGTACCTGCCAGCGCTGTGGACTCGTCTTCGTCCGCAGCGCCGACAGCATTTGGCAGCTTCGCATCCGGGTAGTCCTGCACCTTCGGGCCGCCCACGGATGGCGGCCCATCGTCCCCTGACGCCAGGGAGGGCCGCTGAAGCGAGGCCTCCCGAAGGCGAAAGCCCCAAGGAGGCCTCGATGTTGAACCCGACCCCCAGCGCGGTGGCCCTGTGAGCCGCGCCACTGCCACAGCCGAGCGCGAGCCGCTCGAGCAGACGACGATGCCCTTCATGGCCGACGTCGCCTTCGCACACCTGTCGCTCGAGAGCCTGTCGCCCTCGCGAACCAACCCGCGCGGGAAGCACGAGCGCGAGGCACTGGCCGATCTGGTCGAGAGCATTCGCAAGCAGGGCGTCCTGATGCCCGTGCTGGTCCGGCCCCTGAAGCCCGGCGAGTACGAGCTGGTCGCCGGGCACCGGAGATTCGAGGCCGCGAAGCTCGCCATGCTCTCGACGATTCCCGCGACCGTTCGCGAGCTCTCCGACGTCGAGGTGCTCGAGATCCAGGTGGTCGAGAACCTGCAGCGCGCCGACCTCACCCCGCTCGAGGAGGCTGAAGGGTACCGCCGGCTCCTGCGCGCGCCTGGCTACGACGTCGAGAAGATCGCCGAGCGGGTCGGCCGCTCGATCAAGTACGTGTACGACCGCGTGAAGCTGCTGGCCCTGAGCAAGGACGCCCAGGCGCTGCTGCTCGAGGAGAAGATCACGGCCGGGCACGCCATCTTGCTCGCGCGGCTCTCCCCCGCCGACCAGAAGCGCGCGATGGCCGAGGGCGCGCTGCTCGAGCGCGAGCACACCCTGTTCGACCCCGACGACGACGCCACCCACGGGCAGCTGAAGGCGCGCAGCGTGCGCGAGTTCGCCGGCTGGATCGACGAGCACGTCCGCTTCGAGCCCGTGAAGGTGGACCCGGTCCTCTTTCCCGAGACGGCCGCGCGGCTCGAGGAGAAGCCGAAGGTCGTGCCGGTCACCTACCTGCGCTACATCTCCGAGGAGGCCCGCGACGGCCGCACGTTCTTCCCGCAGTCGTGGAAGCGCGCCGACGGCCGCGAGGACTCGAAGACCTGCGAGTACTCGACGCTGGGCTACGTGGCGGTGGGCCCGCGCCGTGGCGAGGCCTTCGAGGTCTGCACCGAGAAGACCAAGTGCGTGACGCATTGGGGCACGGATATCCGCGATCGCAAGAAGCGCGTCACCGCAGCCGCAGCGTCGCCGGCGAAGCCCTCGAAGGCGGACTCGCCCGAGGTGGCTGCGCGCAAGGCCGCGATCGAGAGGGCGGTCCGTGACTCCGAGGTGAAGGCGCGCGAGGAGTTCGACAGCACGCTCGGCGCGGCCGCCGCGGCGTTGGCCCCGGAGGACTTCATTCGGGTCCTGGCGCTGGTCTGCTGGGGCGACATCGCCACCCACGCGCGCGACGCCGGCGAGAAGCTCGAGGGCGGCAAGGTCAAGGCGTGGATCGCCCGCGCCCCGGTCGCGCAGCTGCAGCGCTTCTACGCCGCCGTGCAGTGCGAGTTCTACGAGGAGCTGGCCGAGATCCTCAAGGTCGATCGCGGGGCGATCTACGAGCGGCACGCCAACGAGGCCCGCGAGGCGGTGAAGGTGCAGACGTCTGCACAGAAGGTCTCCAAGCCGAAGAAGCCCGCGAAGAAGGCGAAGGCCTGACCGTGGGCGCCGTCCAGTCCAGCCAACTCGCCGACGCCCGGTTCCGCCTCGAGGAGGTGCGCCGGCGCGAGCCCGGTCTCGGCTACACCGAGCCCGAGAAGGCGATGCTGGTCTTCGCGCTGGTCAACGAGGACCTGCTCGCCTCGTGCCGCGAGATGGCCCGGGTGCTGGCGGCACTGCGGGGCTCGAAGAAGATCACGCTCACGGACGAGCAGCACCGCGCACTGCAGGAGCCGTACGCCCGGGCAGTCGCGGCGATCACCAACGCAGGCGGCCAGCCATGAAGGCCGGCCGCCTGTTCACCTGGCGCGAGTGCCGCCAGCGCTCGGGGCTGGGCTATCGCGAGAAGCTCGCGGGGCTCGCCTTCATGGTCTCGGTGATGGCGCTGGGCCTCGCGGCTCTGGTCTATGCGGGGCTCCGGTGATTACCCAGGCCTTCACCCGTCGGTGCTTCCGCGCCGAGCCGCGCACGCCGAAGGAGCGCGAGGTGTTCACGGTCATGACGGTGAGCCCCGAGGGCGCGGAGATCTACATCCCCGGCGACACCCATGTGCTGCGGCTGAAGGACGCGGCCGCCTGCGCGGTGCTCGAGGAGCTGGCGGCCAGCGCGCGCAGGCGGCTCTTTGACCTGCAGATCGACGACATGAGGCTCGGCCATGGCGAAGGGGCAGCAGCGGCTCCCATGGGCGCCGCCGGCGAAGCGGGATCTCACGGAGCTCCCATATGAAATCTGGGGCGGCTACTGCCTCCACCACCAGCTGGTGGGTTTCTGGCAGGAGCGCCCCGACGGGCCGGCCATGGCGGCGTGCGCCGCGGTCGAGCTCAAGCGAATCGACGCACGTGCAGTGCAGCGAGACATCGGCCGGATGTGCCAACGGCACCCGGAAACATGGACTACTACGAAGGTCACGGAGGACAGGATGGCGATCGTGAAGGGCAGCATCCCGCAGGAGCCGGCTCCCGAGGGCACGTTCAGGGCCGTGTGCGTGGACGAGCATGACCTGGGCGAGATCGAAGGGAAGTTCGGCAAGCGCCAGAAGGTCCTGCTCGTGTGGGAACTCGAGGAGCTCAATCCGAAGAACGAGAACAAGCCCTTCCTCGTCTTCCAGCGATTCGGCGCCTCGATCGGGCGCAAGTCCACCCTCGGCAAGTTCCTCGAGAGCTGGCGCGGCCAGAAGTTCACGCCCGAGGACATGAAGAACGGCTTCGACCTCGAGCGGGTGGTCGGCGCGCCGTGCCAGGTGCAGATCGCCCACAACCACACCGACGACGGCAGCGTCTACGCCAACATCGCGGCGATCATGCCGATCGCGAAGAGCATGGAGAAGCTCAAGCCGCACGGGAGCTACGTGCGCATGCGCGACCGCAACGACGCGGCGGCCGCGACTCAGGGTCCTGATCCGGACGACGACCTGCCGTTCTGATGCTGCCCAAGCCCATGACCCTGCTCGAAGCTGCCCTGTGGGAGTCGCACGCGCGCCTGGACGAGGCGCGTGCGATCGGCTACGGGATCACGCCCGCCGATGATGCGGCGAGGGCGCTGGTTGCCACCTACCTCACCGCCGGGCCCGAGCACGTCTCCGCCCTGCGGGCCTTTCTGCAGCGGCTGGACGGCGAGCTTTCGCTGCTCGAGGGCGAGCGCGAGCGGATCCTCGGTGCGATCGAGATCGCCGAGGGTGACCGTCGCCGGTACCGCGCGCATGTGCTGAATGCGATGCGCGACGCCAACCTCGAGCGGGCGCGGGGCCTCACGGGGCTGATCTCGGTCGGCCGCGCCCGGCCGCGGCTCGAGGTGCGGGACGCGGCCGCGATCCCCGACGAGTTCGCGAAGGTCCTGCCGCCCCGGCGCGAGCTGCGCGTGCAGGAAGCCGAGCGCGCGATCGCGGCGGGCGGCTTCGTCCCGGGCGTCATCACGGTAACGGGCGATCCGATGCTGGTGATCCGATGACGGCGGCGTCGGCAGTGCGCGTCTTGGGGGGCGCGCATGTGGGCTCGCCCACGGCCGGCGTCGCCGGGAAACCTGTGCCCGCCTATCCCACGGTCCCCGGGCTTGGCAGCCACCGGGTAGCACTCACCGGCGGGGCGGCGGGCACTTCACCCTCGTGTAGCACGCGTGCGCGGCGCATCCGCGTTTCGAGACCAGGGAGGACTCAATCATGACGATCGCAGACGGGCGGCAGCCGACGCCCGAGAAGGACCCCATCTACCAGGCCGGTGGGGACGGCGGTGCGCCTGCTCCGGCAGCGCCTGACGACGCCGGCGAGGCGGCAGCTGCGGCGGCCGCGGAATCGGAGCTGCCGGTACCGGATGCCTCCCCCACGCTCGAGGAAGTCCGCACTTCACTCAACGAGGTCCCGACCGATCGGCGGGTGAAGGTCGGCGACATCGTGCTCTACACCGTGGCCGAGTTCGACGAGCCGAACACGCGGCACAACGGCGCGGTGCTCCTGCCGGCCGTGGTGACCGCGGTGTGGGGCCCGTCCTGCGCGAACCTGAAGATCCTGACCGACGGTCCCGTGAACACTTGGAAGATCTCGGCCCTGCGGGGCAGCGGTCCCGGCAACTGGAACTTCCGCGACTGACCCTCAACCCCTGGCGCGCGGCCGTGCTCCCGGCCGGCCGCGCGCTGAAAGGACCGCAGCGAATGACGAAGCCGAACACGGATCCAGCGAAGACGCCCGGCGCCGGCGCAGACGGGCAGGCACCACCTGCCAGCGCACCCGAGCAGGCGGTGGCTGTGATCTCGACCGACTGCCTGATGTGCGGCAAGAACGTCCTCGATGGGGTCGGCGGCTTCCTGCGCATCGGCTTCCAGCGTTTCACCCTGCGCGACGGCGATGTTGCCGAGCTGCTCGAGAACCCGGAGGGCGAGTCGGATCTCGTACTGGTCTGCACCGCCTGCTCGATGATGCCGGCGTGGGTGATCGCGAAGCGTGCGATCCAAGCGCGCGAACAGGCGGCCGAAGAAGCCGCGCGGTGGGTCTGACCATGGCCGTCACCACCACGCCCTGGCCGCCCCTGTTCGACTCGATCGAGGATCTCTTCACCTACCACCCGCCGCAGGGCGACGAGCCCGAGCAGTACACGCGGATCCGAGCCGCGGCGAAGACCTTCGCCTACATCCTGCTCGCGAATTGCCCCGCCGGCCCCGATCGCGCGTTCGCCATCCGGCAGATCCGCGAGGCCGTGATGTTCGCGAACGCCTCGATCGCCACCCGGAACGCTGCGGGCCGCTACCTCGAGGAAGAGCGGCGCGCCGAGCTGGCCGGGCCGGGCGGCACCGCCCCGCCGGACGTGGAGGACTGACGTGGAGCCCCTGAGCAACGAGCGGCTCGAGCAGGCGATCGCCAGCCAGGCGAACGTCGAGAAGGGTTACACGACCCGGCTCACGTCGCAGGCCGAGGCGGCCGCCATGGCGAGCGAGCTGCTGAACCTGCGCCGGCGCGACGAGGAGCTCGGCTTCGCGTACGACCACGCCCGCGGGGTGATCGACATCTGCGGCACGAAATACGCGCGGCCGGTGCTCGAGCACTACCGGGTCAGCTCGGGCGCCGACGAGTACTACCAGCACGCGCGGCGCGAGGACGGCGTCGTCATCATCACGCGCCTGATCGGGCTCCGCGAGCAGCTGCGGCTGATGCGCGACTGCCTCGCCGCACGGCCGGACAGCGAGGGGATCTCGCTCGCACAGTTCGAGGCCACCTACCTCGAATGGTCGGCCGGTGTCGAGCTATTGCTGCGGGCGACGGTCATGGAAGTGGGCGCCGAGGCGCAGGCGGTGGAGGACCTGATCCAGCACGTGCGCGCCTTCCGCGAGAGCGCTCAGGACCATCACTTCTCGGCGGACCCGGCGAAGGCCCAGGCGGCGCAGCTCGAGGCCGGCGGGCGGCTCTTCGCGATGCTCGAGCGGCTCGACTTCTTCCGGCAGCGCCTGGTGCTGTGGGGCCTGACGCTCCCGCAGGGCTACGGCACGTGCGCCGGCTGCGGCTGCACTGACGCGCGCGCCTGCAAGGAAGGCTGCGGCTGGGCCGACGAGACGCACACGCTGTGCACCACGTGCGCGGAAGAGATCGAGACGCCGGTCGAGGGCTACGGCACCTGCTCGAAGTGCGGCTGCACGGATGAGAAGCGCTGCACGATGAAGGGCGGGCTCCCCTGCGGCTGGGCGGACATCACCCACACGATCTGCTCGGGCTGCTTCGACGTGCAGCAGCTGCCGATCGAGCACGGGGCCGAGTGAGCTACGCCAGCCAGACCTCGGTGCCAATCGAGCGCACGCGCCTGCAGATCGAGACGCTGGTGCGCGAGAAAGGTGCGACGCAGTTCATGTCGGCGTTCGACCACGAGCACGGCTCGGCGATCATCGGCTGGACGCTGGCCGGCCGCATGGTCCGGCTGCAGGTGCCCCTGCCCGCGCCCAACGAGAAGCGGTTCGTCTACAAGACCTTCCGCGGCAGCGTCAGCTGGCGCGAGTGGCCGCAGGAGAAGCAGCGGCTGCTCTGGGAGCAGGCCTGCCGGGCCCGCTGGCGGGCGATCCTGCTGATCATGCTGGCCAAGTTCGAGGCGGTCGAGGCGGGCATCTCGACGTTCGAGCGCGAGTTCCTCTCCGACACCGTCATGGCGGACGGCACGACCGTCGGCGATTGGGTGCAGCCGCAGATCGACACCATGTACGCGACCGGCCGGATGCCGAAGCTGCTGCCCGGGCTCGGGGAGACGGGTCGATGAGCCCGCTCACGTCGTCGGCCTCGGTCTCGATGAAGCTGAACCTCGGCAAGTTCGAGACGGTCGACTGCTTCCTGGCCGTCTCCGGCATCGAGGCCACGACCACGCGCGAGGAGATCGACCGGCTGCTCGACGGTCCGACCCGCGAGGCCTTCGAGGCGATGCGTGACCGGCTGCGGGCGCGCGCGATCGAGATCAAGTCGAAGCGGCGCGCGGCGGAGGCGACGTCATGACGTCCGGCGGCGCGAAGGTCGGCAGCAACAAGGATGCGGTGATGTCGCCCGCCGCACTCCCCGACCTCGCGCTCGCCGGCGATGCACTGAAGGAGCTGCACCGGCTGTGGGGCAGCCGCGGGCCCGAGCCGGTCACCGTCTACCTGGGCGTCGACTCGCATTCGGGCCGGGTGCACGTGGGCTGGATCCGCGACGTGGAAAGGAAGGCGGTCCGGTTCTCGGGCCGAACGATCGAGCTGGCGATGGAAATGGCCCGCGTCTGGACGCGGACGAACCCGACCCGCGCGGGTCACTGAAAGGGCAGACGGATGAGCGAACGGATTCCGGAGTACGGGGCCACGGAAGGCCCGGCGCCGTTGGCCGGCGTGGTGGACAAGGACACGCTCGACGATGCGTTCGGGCGGGCATCCGACATGATGGCCGAGCAGGCCGAGCAAGTGCGGCAGCATGTCTGCCTGCACCCGTTCCACGTCGACGTCAGCGCTGAGTTCCTCGAGGCGATGCGTGGATTCGCCTTCGCCATAGACGCCTGGACGGCTGCGAGCGAAGCCGTTCAGGCGCACGCTGTGATCGCGGAGAACGATCCTCCCTCCCCCATCGAGATCGAGGCCGCACCGGGAGCCGACCCGGCGTGGCGCGTCGGCTTCGCCGCAGGCGCCGTCGCGCAGCGTGACTGGATGGTCGCCTACGCCCGCAGCCGCGGCTGGGTGAGCACGGCCACGGCGATCGAGCTGACCCAGCCGGTCGCCCCGCCGGCGATCACCGAGGAGGCAACCGATGTGCGGGCGTGACGAGGTGATCCGGGACGCGAACGCGGCCGACTCCGGCACGGGCGAGCCCTTCACGCGGCAACAACCGAGGATATGGGACAGATGCCCCAGCTGTGGCAGCCGAACGCTTTTTATCGGCGCCGGGGGATGGTTAACGTGCAGCGTGATCGGTTGCAAGGAGCCCGCGACCGGCGATGTCATCCAGGGGCTGCAGGACCGGGTGACCGAGCTCAGGCGTGAGCTCGCCCTGCGCAGCGACGCTTCCCCCAGCACCGGCCGCGAGGCGCTCCTGCTCGCCCTCGACCGGCTGAACATCGCCGGCGACGCCGTCGCGCGCGGCGTGCAGTCCGACGTCACCGCCTGGTGGCCGAACCGCGCGGCCGACATCGCCCTGCTCGAGGTGCGCTGCAACGAATCGCGGGGCCTGATCGAGCAACTCGTGAATCTCGGCGTCGAGCTCCCCGCCGGCGAGGCGCCCCGTGCGTGACCTCGCCTCGCTGTACGCCGCCTGGAACCAGATGGAGGCCTACCGCCGCAGGGGCCTGAAGCCCGACTACAACGGCGCCGTCTTCACCGAGCTGCACGTGAGCTCGAGGGACCAGCGCACGCAGCCCGGCGCGCGCATGGCCGCGGCGCTCTTCCTCGAGAAGGTCTTCAAGCCCCGGCAGCCGCAGTTCTGGCGGCTCGGGGCCTAGGAGCACGCGATGCCCATGGACGCGGCGAACTACCCGAAGAACTGGAAGGCGATCTCGCTCGCCGTCCGGGAGCGTTCGGGTGGCCGCTGCGAGTGCACGGGCGAGTGCGGAAGGGGTCACCAGACGCGCTGTGAGGCCCGTCACGGCGATCCCAGCCCTCGATCGGGCTGGCCGATCATCCTGACGAGTGCGCACCTGTGGCGCGGGCCCTGCGCGGCGCACCACGCCGCCGGCGTGAAGTGCGACGACCCGACGCATCTCGCTGCTTTTTGCCAAGGTTGTCACTTGCTCTACGACCTGCCGCACCACCAGGAGCGCGCGGCCGCCACGCGGGCGCGCAAGCCGAAGGCCGGGCGGATCTCGCGCGACGATCTCGGGAGGCAGCCGTGATCGTCATCCGCATCGAGCTGTGGCCGCAGGGCCAGAAGGCGCGGGCGCGCCACCTGGGCACGGCCCAGATCTGGAATGACGGCACCGGCGATCGCGGCCGCGGCAACTATCACGTCACGCTCTCGAAGTGGGGCTCGCGCGAGACGTGGCGCGCCGGTCTCGTGCAGGGCTTCCCCCGCCTGCACCTCGGGCCCTGGGACCTGCTGCTGCGCGCCCTGATCGCCACCGTCGGGAAGCGCAACCGGGCGGACAACGAGGACCTGAACCTCGAGTGGCAGCGGCGCGCCGGCCACGACGAGGACGCGCAGACCGATCTCGAGCTGGGCGAGCAGCGGAGGACGTCATGAGTTTCGTGCGCGTGCCACGGCCGGAGGCTGATGGCGTTCGGCGCTACGGCGCACAGCAATGGCCCGAGGACCCGAAGCGCTGCCGGGCCGAGCGCTCGGTCGGCGAGTTCACCAGCCAGTGCCGGCGGCCGCGCCACCACGGGCCCGACGGGGCGTTCTGCTTCCAGCACGCGAAGGACTTCAAACGGGAGGCCAGGAAGGCATGAGCGCGACACGGCCTTGGGTCGATGCCTTCGCGGATGCGATGGAGCGGAAGCTCGCCCTGAACCGGCACAAGGGCGATCGCGAGGGCTGGCAGAAGCTCGCCGGCTCGCAACTCACCATCATGCTGCGCCACGAGGTCGCGGAGCTGTGCGAGGCGGTCGAGATGGCGCGGCCGCTCGACAGCGGCAAGCCGGAGGGCGTCGCAGCGAGGCTCGCGGTCGTCAACGAGTGCGCCGACGTGGCGAACATCGCGATGATGATCGCCGACGTTGTCGGCGAGATGCTGCCGAGCCCCGAGGGCGGCGCCGGGCATCGGGACGCGACGTTGGATCGGTGCGCCGTGCTTTGCGATCAGATCGCCGAACGCGGCGAGGCGCGCCACCTGCACGATGCCTACCTGAAGGGAGTCCGGGCGTGCGCTGCCGCCATCCGCGCGATTCCGGCAGACGGGGACCGCCCATGAGCCGCGTCCTGCTGTTCGTGCAGAGCGGCGACGCGCGGCCGAAGATGTCGAGGTCGTGGAGGTCGGGCAGCGTGGAATGCCCGGACGGAGACGAGATTCGGTGCGCGCTCGCTATCCGCTCAGACATCGACCGCTGGTGGCTGGTGGAGTGCGAGAACGCCAATGCGGGGCGGGCGACCATCGCTGACGCGGCGCTTGGCTACGGAGCGGACCATCCGATGCGTTCGGGACACGAGGGCCGCATCCTCGCCAGCGGTGGCCGTTCGTGAGCTTCGACATCGAAGCGCGCTGCTCGCACTGCGGCTCCACTCTCGCCTCGTGGGATCCCACCTACAACTACTCCAAGCTGTTCACGGCACTCGGCATCCATCCGAAGGACTGGCACGGCAAGCCTGCACGGGAGTACGCAGAGGCGTTGGCGGCCGCGCATGCCCGGCTCCTCAACAACCTGGAGGATTTCGGGCAGTTCGACGCGCGGGGCGGTTGGGGTACAGCGGGCCAGCTCGTACCCTGTCTGCTAGAAATGGCGCAGGCGTTCGCCCGAGCCGGCGAGGCGCTCGTGGTGTCCCAATGACCCAGCACATCACGCCCGCCCAGCTGAGCAAGCTGACCAAGGGTTCGCTCCGCACCCACGAGGCCCTCGTGGAGGCCGTACGCGTCCGCCTGGCCATCCAGGGGCTCGAACCCGTCCCGATCTACACCGGCGGCATCCCGCGCTTCCTGCAGGGCGGCCAGCTCGTCCTGCGGCGGAACCCGCACCAGGCCGGGACCGCCGACCTGATGGTCCCCTACCTCGACCTGTGCACGTGCTGCGGGCTGCCGCAGGCCCGCATGGCTTTCCTCGAGTGCAAGACCGGCCGGGCGCGCCGCTCGCCGGTGCAGGTTCGCTCGAAGACGCACCTCGAGTCGCTCGGCTTCGTCTGCCTGCTGGTGCGCCGGCAGGAGGACGTTGATCCGATCGTCGCAGCTCACAACAAAGCCCGGAGGGTCGCATGGCCACACCCACGCTCATCACGCTGAAGGGCCGGATCGTGCAGCACAACACGAAGTCGGAGACCAAGGACGGCGTCGACATCCTCAAGGTCGGCATCGAGGCGGAGAACACGATCGGCGGCGAGAACGTGAAGACCATGGTCACCTTCGCGGTTCGCTCGGGCGAGGGCGCGGACGAGCGCTTCCCGCTCGATGGGGCCGTCGAGATCACGATCAAGCCGTCCACCAAGTAGGCGACGAAAGGCCGTGTCCTCCATGGCGACACAGCACGACGACGAGACGCCGGCGCAGAGCCTCGAGGCCGAGCGGGCGATCCTGTGCGCGATGATGCTCAGCCCCGGGGCGATCCGTGAGGTCCGCGGACTCGTCCAGGTGCGGCACTTCTACCGCCAGGCGCACGCCCTGATCTTCGAGGCCCTGCTCTCGTTCGCCGATCGCGAGCAGGAGCCCGGCTCGATCGAGCTGTGCGAGGAGCTGCGCTCCCGCGGTCGCCTCGAGCAGGTCGGCGGCCCGTCCTTCGTCGCCGGCCTTACTGATTCGGTGGGCTCCACGGCGAACCTCAAGCCGCTCGCCAAGATCGTCCGCGAGCAGGCTGTGCGGCGCGCCGCGGCCGCGCAGGGGCTTCGCCTGGTCGAGGCCTCGCGCGACCACACGCACCCGATCGAAACGGCCCTGCAGGAGCACAGGAAGGGCGTCCGCGAGATCGTCGAGGAGTACACCTCGGTCGACCGGCAGGCGTGGATGACGCAAATCATGACCCTGCGCGAGATGCTGCAGACCGAGTTCGAGCCCATCGAGTCGATCATCGGCGACGGCATCCTGACCCGCGGCGGCTACGCGCAGTTCGCCGGGCACTCGAGCCTCGGCAAGACGTTCCTGACGATCCAGATGGCGGCCGCGATCATCGCCGGCGAGCCGTTCCTCGGGCAGAAGACCAACCCGCAGCGCGTCGCCATGCTCGAGTTCGAGATGCCCTGGCAGGCGATGAAGGCCCGCGCCCTGCGGCACGGCCTGAACCCCGACGTGCTGGGGTCCGGCATCGACTTCCTGTGCATGCCCAAGGGCACCTGGTACTTCACCGAGCGGGACACGATCGAGCGCGTCGTCGACTGGTGCGGCGAGCGGTCGGTCCGGCTCTTCATCTCCGATCCACTGAACCGCACCCGCCGGGGCGACGCCTCAGATCCCGAGGTCGCCAGCGAATGGCTCGACGCCGTGCACGAGATCATCGAGCGCACCGGCGTGACGATGCTGTTCGTGAACCACGTGCGGAAGGCCCCCAACATGGGCGGCAAGGCCTCCCGGACCACGACCGCTAGCCTCGACTCGATCAAGGGCGACAGCCGCTACGTCGATGACGCCGACACCGTCTTCATCCTTGACGAAGTGCTTGACGGCACCGAGCGGCTCATCCGCTTCGAATGGGCGAAATCGCGCTTCGGGGCCTCCCCCCCACACGTGTACCTGAAGCGCAATCAGACGGGCTTCTTCGACATCGTCGACAGCCCCACGGCGAAGCGCGCCAGCGACGACGACCAGGTGATCCAGTTGCTGCGCGACGCCTGGATCGAGGGGCTGAGGCTCGAGCAGGTGCAGACCGCGTTCGGGGTTCCGGACCACAAGGCGCGCCGGATGATCGTGCGCGTCGGCGGGGTTCCCCGTGGCTCGACCAAGGACCGGAAGTACTTCCACCCGGACTGCCTCGACGAGCTCGAACCGGAGCTCCCGGGGATGGAGTCCTGAGCATGCGCATGGTCCGTGCCATTCGATTCCGACACCATTCCGACACTCACTGTCGGAATCGAGTTGGCGCGAGTGGTGTCGGAATCAAGTCCAATAGCCGCAGTCCGTTGCTTCGATTCCGACACTCGGAAGAGCACTGTCGGAATCGGTGTCGGAATCGCGGAAGTCTAAACACGAACCTTGTTACATTGAAAAAGCCCAGCAAATGCCGCGTTTCGATTCCGACACCCCGCTGTCGGAATGGTGTCGGAATGCCGAATCCCCCGCCACCCAGCCCCCCCCCTATAAAGTCCATATCCATGGCCTTTATAGGGGGGGGGTGGGTACTGGACGGGGATCGCGAGCGTCGGAGTTGTTTCATTGAAACGGTGGGGCGGGATCTTGACGGCCTAGCTGCCGGGTGTAGACCTGCTGCCCGAGGGAACGGAGGGAACGATGCCGAAGGGACAGCCGAGAGCCGGAGCGATCTGGGCCGATAGCCCTGGACTGGCGCTTGCCCAGCGGCGTGCCCAGGAACTGCTGGGCCCGATCGCCGTGGCCCGCGAGGCGCGCCTGGTGAACGTGAAGCACTGCGAGGTCGGCTACTCGGACATGACGGCGCCGGCACTGCCTTGGCCACGGCCGCTGATCGTTCTCGGCGCCGGCGCGACGTGGTTCGCGGCCTTCGCCGCAGCCGATCGGGCGCTCGCCGACCCCGCGGTCCGCGCCGAAGCCGAGCGCCACGACGAGCTGCTCGCGGCCCTCGTCGCGCAGCGTCGGGCCGAGCGCGCAGAGCAGGCCGAAAAGGCCGCGCTCGAAGCCCCCGCGGAGGCCCCGTGAATATCAAGCTCAAGTGGGACCAGTCGCAGCTCGACGTCTTCGCCGGCTCGCTGCCGAAGCGCTTCGCGTACGCGAGCGTGAACGCCCTGAAGGCGACCGTGAAGCGCGTCCAGCTCGCCGAGTTCGCCCGCGCCCGGTCGGTCTTCTCGATCCGTAAGCAGGCGTTCTTCTTCGGCACCGACAAGCGCGTGGGCGGCGTCGCTGCGCGCATCACGACGTTCCCGTCGGTGAAGCGTGGGATCGCCTTCGCCGAGATCGAGGGCGGCGCCCTCCCCCGCGGCGGCGACGAGCTCGGGAGCTTCCGCCGGCTGCTCTACGGCGGCTTCGAGACTGGTCTCGAGCGCCGGCCGTTCACCCCTGGGGCCAAGAGCGTCGCTGTGCCCCGCACGGGCGGGCCCGCACGCCCCACCGCAGGCGCTCCCATCACCCCCGAGCTCACGTTCGCACGCATGCGCCTGCAGGCGTTCTTCAAGTCCCGAGGGCCGGGCGGTCGCCAGCTGAAGCTCAAGCGCAACACCCGCTCGAGGAAGGGGCTCGGGGTCGGCGTGCTCGGGGAGTTCGGTCGCCTCGCCCTGCCGAGCCACGACAAGGGGATCAGCTGGAAGGGTGCGCAGCGCACGTTCATGATCTTCAACGCGAAGCATCCGGGTGGTGCAGTGCTGCAGCGCACCAGCTCGAGCACGGTTCGCCTGGTGTGGCTCACCAAGCGGCCATTCCAGCTCGACCGCCGCCTCGAGTTCCTGCGCACCGCCGAGACCGCTGCCGCGACCTTCTTCGCCGAAGAGACCGCGCGCCAGATCGAGGACGTGCTGAAGCACGATGCAGCCAAGGCGCTGAGGGTAGCCGCGTAGATAACCAGGGAGGGACGATGAAGCTGGATTGGGATTGCGTGCGACAGATCCTCGGAGTGATCGAGGCTCAGCCTGGTGTGACATGCCAGCTGCACCCACGAGAGGTGACGGGGTGGGACGAGGTCACGGTGAGCGGGCACATGCGCCTACTCGAGCAGCACGGCCTGATCGAGGCGAGGTGCGTGGACATGCAGGACGGCACCGTGTTCTGCGTCGCACTTGGGCTCACGTGGGAGGGCCACGAGCTGGTCGCGAAGCTGAACAGCCCGGCGCTCTGGGCGCGCGTGCGGAAGATCGCGGGGCAGAAGGGCCTCGAGCTCTCGCTCGACGTGGTGAAGGCGATCGCTGCGGTGGTGATCGAACAGATGGCGAGGCGGTCATGAGCGCAACACCACGGTACTTGAATGTGCGTTTGGGCCACGATCCATGCCATGAAAATGAGATTTGGGTCCCTCTACGCGTTTCGGAATCGGGTGTCGGCGACCCCGACGCTCGCCTAGCGTGAGAACTCGAAATCTGCTTGACCGCGTGGTGCAATGCCACGTCGGCTGAGGCCCGCGGCGTACGCGCGCCACCGCGGCGTGTCGCGGCAGGCGGTGCACTACGCGATCGCCGTCGGCCGGATCCGTCTGGGGGCCGACGGTCTCGTCGATGTTGCGTCGGCCGACCGCGCCTGGGCGGCGAGCACGAGCCCGATCAACGGTGGTCGCCGCCCCAGCGCGCGCCGCAAGCCGCGGAAGCGCGCGGCACCCGCGGGCGCGACAGCCGCGGCGGTCCCCACGATCGCGCCGCTCGACGCCGGCGCCAGCTCGCCGGGCGTGCCGATCCCACGCGCGCTCGCGGTCGCCGCCGGGCTGCTTCCGGGTTTGCCCTCCGAACCTAGGCCCGAGGATCCGGCAGAGGCGGACGAGCCGCAGGCCCCGGCGCCCGGGCAGGGCCTGATCTCGGCGAAGACCACGCGCGAGGAGTGGGCCGGCAAGCTCGCCGAGCTCTCCTACCGCGAGCGCGCCGGCGAGCTGCTCGAGCGCGACGAGGTGCACCGGCTGCTCGGCGACGTCGCGCGCGAGATCCGGGACTCGCTCTACGGCATTCCGTCGCGGCTCTCGAACGTGCTGGCGGCCGAGACGGTGCCCGCGGCCGTGCACGAGCTGCTCGACCAGGAGATCACGCAGGCCCTCGGCGCCCTCTCCCGCGGCTTCGAGGCCACCGGGGCGGAGGAAGCGGCGTCGTGATCTTCGTCGAGGGCCTCACGCACCGCGAGACGATCTGGGGCGACGGGGTTTCAGCGCACCTGATCTCGGACACCAGCGTCGCCGAGCTGAAGGACTTCGCGCAGTACATCCGGATTCCGGACTACTGGTACCAGCAGCTGGTCTTCCCGCACTTCGAGCTCTCGCCCTGGTGGCGGCGACGCGCGATCAAGGCGGGCGCGGTCGACTGCGCAGGCAAGGACCGGCAGCAGCTGTACGTCGATGCGCTCCGGCGTTTCCTCGAGCTGCACCCTCAGCTCATGAACGGGATGCCCGCATGGTGCCAGTGACGCTCGAGCAGCGCACCGTCTACCGCGCCTTCGCGGACAACCTGAAGCCTATCCCGCGGCTGACGGTGTCGCAGTGGGCGGACTCGAACCGCGAGCTGACTCGCGAGACGAGCCCCGAGTACGGGCGCTGGCGCACCAGTCGCGTGCCGTACACGCGCGAGATCATGGATTCGCTTTCGTCGCTCGATCGCTGCGAGATGGTCGCCTGGATGAAGTGCAGCCAGATCGCGGCGACCGAGGTGGGCCTGAACTGGATCGGCTACTCGATCGAGCAGGACCCGGGGCCCTTCATGCTCGTCGTGCCGAGCGATCCGTTCGCGCGCCGCTACTCGAAGCGCCGGATCCGGCCGATGATCGACGCCTGCCCGGCCCTGCGCGCGCTGGTGAAGCCGGCGCGATCTCGCGACTCGGGGAACACGACGACCCAGAAGGACTTCCCCGGCGGCTCGCTCATCATCGCCTCGGCGCAAAGCGCGCCCTCGTTGTCGTCGGACCCGGTGCGACGAGTGATGCTCGACGAGGTGGACCGCTTCCCGCGCGACGTCAGCCAGGAGGGCTCGCCGATCGGGCTCGCCGAGACCCGCACGACGAACTTCCCGAACCGAAAGATCTACGTCGTCAGCTCGCCGGCGACGCGCGAGCGCTCGAGCATCGAGCCGCTGTTCCTGCAGGGCGACCAGCGCCGCTACTTCGTGCCGTGCCCGCACTGCCCGCACGTGGACTTCATCACCTGGCGCGGGCTCGACCCGTTCAAGAGCGAGGTCGGCGGAATCGTCGGCGAGGACGGTGTGCGCCGGCACTTCTCGATCGTCTGGGACGAGGGCCGGACGGAGACCGCCGCGATGATGTGCCCGGCCTGCAAGAACCGGATCCCCGAGCACCACAAGCCGTGGATGCTCCGCGAGAAGGGCTTCGGCGGGCTGGCCGAATGGCTGCCGACGGCCGCGGGCGACGGCTACGTGCGCAGCTACCACACGCCGGGCATGTACTCGCCGCTCGGCTGGCTCAGCTGGTCGAAGATGGCCCGCGAGTTCGTGCGCGCCGAGAAGGAGATGCAGCGCGGCGCCCGCGAAGCGATGCAGACCTGCGTGAACACCCGCCTGGGCGAGTGCTGGGAGGAGACCATGGACAAGATCGAGAAACAGCCGCTGCTCAAGCGCGCCGAGAAGTACTCGCCCCAGGTGCCCGCCGGCGTCGGTGTCCTGGTCGCCTCGGTGGACGTCCAGGACGACCGGCTCGAGGCGCAGGTCGTCGGCTACGGCGCCGGCGAGGAGAGCTGGCTGATCGACTGGCGCGCGTTCCGCGGCGACCCAGAGAACGACGCGCTGTGGCTCGAGCTCGACGAGTGGCTCGTGAAGCCGCGCGAGCACGAGCGCGGCCGCGCGATGCTGATCGAGTGCGTCGCGGTGGACTCGGGCGGTCACCACAGCGAGAAGGTCTACGAGTTCTGCAAGCTGCGCTTCGATCGCAGCGTGTTCGCGGTGCGCGGCGGCGTCGAGATCGGGCAGCCGCTGGTCGGCAAGCCCACCGCGAATAACCGCTACCGGACGCCGCTCTTCACGCTGTGCGTGGACACCGGGAAGGACCGCGTCTACTCGCGCCTGAAGATCACTGAGCCAGGGCCGGGCTACCTGCACTTCCCGATCGCCTGGTGGTTCGACGAGGAGTACGTCGAGCAATTGGTGAGCGAGCGTAAGGTGCCCGGGAAGTTCCTGAAGGGCCGCGGCGCGGTGCCGTACTGGAAGAAAACGCGCGCACGCAACGAGGCGCTCGACCTGACCGTCTACGCGCTCGCGGCGCTGTACATCATGGGCGGCGATTTCATCGAGTCGCTGGCGATCGAAGCCGAGCGCTGGGCGCGGCCGCTCGACGACGACGAGCCACCGGCGCCGACGGTGCCGGCTGACGAGGTCCCGCCCAACTTGACGCCGGCGAGCTCGTTCGTCGTAAACCCGTTCGGGAATCGGTCTTGGGTGAACGGCTGGCCGAAGCGATAGTCGACTTGCGCACATGCTTGCACATTTATGCCCCGAAATATTCCACGGAAGGAGGATCCCATGTCGAAGAAGCGGCGGCCGCGGGTTGCCCTCGGCCTGATCACGCGGGCTGACGGTGTGCGCGTCGAGGTGAAGAGCCCGACGGTCTGGAAGCTGCTCAACGAGCAGGCCGGCAAGCTCGAGGCGCAGCACCAACTCATCGAGTCTTTCAAAGGCACGCTCACGAAGCTCGAGGCCGGGAGTGAGCACACCGCGAGATATATCGACCAGCTTGATCGCAATTGGTGGATTCGGCTCGGCGTGCGCCTGGGGTTCGTGCGCCTGCACATGGTCGTGGCGCCGCCGGGGGTGCGATTCGATGTGGCCGCGCCGCCGGATGTGGCTGCGGCGAGTCCGGCGACGAGCTGATAGGCTGCCAGCCATGAGCGAGCATCCGAGGCAGCAATACCAGGCTGGCGCCGGCGAGAGCGGCTGGATGCTGTGCCCGGCCGCGAAGGCGCACGCCGAGAAGACTGGCCTGATCACTCGGTGTGCGTCGAACCCGGGGCACACCTGCGATGGCCCACGCACTCCCTACGTCTGGAAGGCGTGGATGTACGCCGACGACGGCGCGCGGATCGAGAAGGACTCAGAGGAGCCGTGCTGCTCGTCGTGCATGACGGACGAGGAGTCGGGGCATGGAGACTTCTCGCGCTGCTGCTGTGTTCACTGGCCGGTTGGGAGGCCGACAGCTACCTGAGCACGACCTGCACCCCTCGCTCCCGCCCTCGGCGCCAGTAGTACACGCCGGGGGCGGTCGGCTTTTCGGCGAGCCTGCGGCCGGCGACGTCGAACCACTCGAGCTTCGGGGGCGCGGTCGCGGGCGGCACGCTGACGACGAGGTTCACGCCCACGAGGTTCGAGGGGCACGAGCGGTTGCCGTAGAGGTCCTGCGTCACGGCCCAGACGGTCGCCACAGAATCGGTCGCGATCACGACCTGAACTTGGAGACCCTCCTGCCCGCGGACGGATGCCTTGTAGGCGAGGACGGCTGATAGCGTCCCGCGCGGCTGGACCCAGACGAAGACCGAGTCCAGGTCGGTGCACGCGCGCGGGCCCGCCGCGCAGCTCGTGAAGCCGCCGGTGGTGTCAGCTTCGAACGCGGGGAGCGTGAAGTGCACGACCGCCGCGAGCACGATCGCGAGCGGCGTCACGGCCGGCTACGTCGTGACGGGCTCGCGGGCCGCGGCGCCGTTCTTCGAGGGCTTGCGGGTAGCGCTGCTGGTCGGTTGGCCGGACCCGTCGCTCGTGCGATTCGTCGGTGTGTCCGTTTCCGATGCAGCGCCCCCGTCGGAAGCCGGCGTGCTTAGGCCGGCCGCTTCCAGCATCTGCCGCGCCGCCTTTTGGGGCGCGACGACGTCTTCCTCGAAGTCCAGCCCGCGCGCGCCGACTATCCGCTGCGGCGAGTCGAGGTGGTTCTCGATTGCGAGGATCGCCGCCTCGACGTCGGCCTTCGGGTCGATCCAGTCCCAGCCCGGGACTTCCCACTTCACGCGCCGCAGGCTGGCGAACTCGAGCCGCCCGAGGTCGAGATCGCCGGTGAGGATCGACATGCGCAGCCACTCGTCGTAGATCGGCTGCATGAACTTGCGGACCCACATCTGCTGGATCTTCCGCCAGAAGCGCTGCTCCATCTGCAGCGCCGAGCGCGAGCTGGAATAGTTCGCGTCGCCGGGATCGTTCGCGAGCGAGGTGTACGAGATCCCGAGGCCGGCGGCGATGCGGCGGATCATCGAGGCATGGAAGGTCGCGAAGGCGGTCGTCGGGTGCTGCGGGTCCCAGCCCTGGAACTCCCAATCCTTCGGGAGGACCGGCATCGAGCCCGGCGCGGCTTCCATCGGCACCGGGTCGCGCCCGCCGCTGGCGTTCTTCGCGCCGATCGCCCCGCCGCTCTTGTTGATGAGGAAGCCCATCTTCGCGGCGGCCGTGCGGCTCGCGACGAGCTCGGCTTCGACCAGCCCGTCGAGCATGCGCATCGCGTCGATCACCGGATGGAACCACGGCACGAAGCGCGTCTGGTTCAGGCGGCGCGCGCGGCCGACATGGAGCACGTCGGGCGCCTGCACCCAATAGGGGTTCGTGCCGCGGCTGCCGAAGACGGGGGATTCCTCGTAGAAGCGGTAGGCGACGCGGCGGCCGCGCTCATCCACCTCGATCGAGAGCCGAACCTCGTTCATGCCCCGATTGCGATCGCGCGCCATGTTGTAGGACTCGTCGACCAGGTCGGGGTCGATCGCCTGCAGCGCGAGCCCGTAGGGAAGATCGCGGCCGCGCACGAAGCGCGTGAAGATCTCGCCGTCCTGCCCGAGGCAGCTCGATCCAGTCAGGCAGAAGTCGGTCAGGTGGGACCCGTCGAGCCCGGCATGCTCGGAGAAATCGAGCCACTTGTCGTGCAGCATGCGGTTGAGGGCCTTGAACTGCTCTCCCCCCTCGTCGGCCACGAACGGCTGCGCGTCGATGCCCGTGGGCCCGATGACGTTCTCTTGGATCAGCTCGAGGAAGCGGACGCCGAACGGATTGTCTCGGCCGAGGCTGCGCGAGCGCGTGCGGAGCGTCCGCAGGTCGGTGACGAGCTCCTGGTCGGACGGCAGCGCGGCCGTGATCCAGTCGGAGTTGAGCCGGCTGAAGACGGCGCCGGCGTACGCGCCGCGCGTCTCGGTCTCGCGGCCGCGCAGGACCTGGAAGGCACTCTCGAAGCGACGCACGTACTCGGAGATCGGCTTCACAACGCCCTCCCGAAGTGGATCTCAACCGATCCGAAGAGCGTGTCCGGGCTCACCTGTGCGTCGACGATCGCCTGGTACTTCGCGATGAGCCCCTCGAGCTGTTCGAACGGGATGCGCTCGATCAGTGTGCCGTCGACCTGCAGTGTTTCCTGGTCGGTGGTGAGTCGACCGAGGAACTTCGCCTTGAGCGCCTCGAGCACCTGCGCCTCGTAGGTCATCGCCGAGCCGCCCGTGGCGGTGGCGAGGTCGGGCTCGACGGTCACGTTGCCCGAGTCGATGTCGAGAACGCGCGTGCCGGGTGCGATCTCCTTCACGCGCTCGAGCCAGCGGTAGGCGCCGGGCAGCAGGTCCTGAGTCACCGATGCCGGGATCAGCGGGGTGTAGACGCCGCTGACCGCCGCGATGTCCTCGTGCTTCGCCTCGTGTGGGCCCGCGATGTAGAGGCAAAGCCGCCAGCCGTAGGCCGACGTCGGCAGGTCGTCGAGCGTGCGCGCGTACGTGAGCGTCGTTCCGGCGCTGAAGCTGGCGGGCATGGCGGTCGGTGTCTGCATGGGCCCGACGCTATCCAGCCCCCCTCCCCTGTCCATTGGACTCTCCGTCCAATGGTGCAGACGTCTGCACAACATTGGACGGAGAGTCCAATGGACAGCCTAGCCACGGCTGGCACGGTGGGAACCGAACGAACGCGGCGCGTACAGCGTCGCGGCGATCATTCGAGGAGCCACCGATGCGCAAGAAGCCTGCGGATCCGAAGCCCAAGGAAGGCGACGAGCCGGCGCTGCTCTACGCCGAGTTCCCGCTCGAGATCGTGCGCCAGATGCGTGCGCTCGACGGCACGCTCTACGCCGACGGCGCGACGGATGTGCCTGACGACGCCGAGGAAGTCTTCGAGATCACCATCTCGAGCGACTCGCCGGTCGAGTTCCCGGGCGGAGTGCTCACGCTCTCGCACGAGGAGGGAGCGGTCGACCTGAGTCTGGCGACTCGCGGGCTCTCGTTCCTGCTCGAGCACGGCGGGCCGAACGCGCCCTACCGGATCGACCCCGAGCTGCATGTCGGCGTGGTCGAGGGCGTGAAGCTGGCGAAGAACAAGTCGGTCGGGCTCGTGCGGTTCGGGCCCGGCCAGCGTGCGCAGCAAACGCGCGAGGAGTTCCGGGCGCGCGTGCGGCCCTTCATCTCGGCCGGCTGGCTGCCGCTCGCCAAGCCCGTGTTGGTGCGCACGGGGACGAACGGCAGCCCGGACCAGTACGTGATGAAGCGTTGGCGCCTCTGTGAGGCGAGCAGTGTTTCGGTGCCGGCCGATCCGAAGGCTCGGGTCGGCTATTCCGCCTGGGGCCTCGAAATCCCGGCGGGTGTCCAGGGCGGAGAGCCCGCGAAGGAGGAGAACCCGATGAAGAAGGTCCTGGGTGAGAACGGCGCGGTCATCGAGGTGAGCGATGACGACTCGCGGTCCGCGCTGACGGAGATGCAGCTGCGCAGTCTCGGCGGCAACGGCAACGGTGGCGGCGGCAACGGCGGCGGCAATGCCGGTGATCTGGCCGATCGCAACAAGCAGGTGGGCGAGATCGTGAGCCTGTGCCTCGCGCACGGCCTGCAGGCGCGCGCCGGCGAGTTCATCGAGTCCGGGCTCAACGTCGAGCAGGTGAAGAGCCGGATCCTCGACATCCGCTCGACGAAGGGCGACTTCGGCACCACGCCGGCGGCCGAGCGGCTCGTGCCGATGACGCGCAAGGAGGCCGAGGAGTACTCGTTCGTGCGCGCGCTGCAGTGCGGGCTCGCGCTGCGCGGTGAGACGGGCTTCAAGTTCCATGGGCTCGAGGCCGACGTCCACAACGAGATCATGCGGCAGGCCAAGGCCTCCGGTGAAGGCGGCATCACGCACCGTGGCGGTGTCTTCGTGCCGATGCGCGCGCGGGACTCGGTTCGGAGCGACGAGAAGCTCTACGCCCGCCTCGGTGGCGAGGAGCGCAGCATGCAGCTGCGCGCCGCGTCCTCGATGGGCCCGTCGGTTCCCGGCGGCGGCGCCGAGGTCGTGCCCAACACGCTGCTCGACATGATCGACATCCTGCGCAACAACTCGGTCTGCACGTCGCTCGGCGCGCGCACGCTGCCCGGTGTCGTCGGTACCGTCACCTGGCCGCGCGTCAAGGCGGACCCGACCGTGCGCTGGATGGCCACGAACCCCGGTGCCGGCGCCGCGAACTCGGGAACGCAGTACGGCTGGGTCATGAGCTCGCCGAAGACGCTGATCGGCAACATCGTGTACCCGCGCCAGCTCGCGAACCTGGTCAACTTCGACATCGAGAACGACCTGCGCATGCGGCTCGGCGAGGGTCATGGTCTGGCCTGGGACCTCGGTGCGATCGCCGGGCCCGGGACGGACAACCAGCCCGTCGGCCTCACGAACAACCCGGACGTGCAGACGCTCGGCATGGG